GTTGCTGAAACTCCTGTTAAAGAGAATGTTACATCCGAAACCGGTGTAACGGTTCCTAAAGAAGTAGTGGCTGAGACTCCTGTGAGTCCCATAACATCGGCTGGTGTAATTGCTCCTACATTTGTAGTTGCTGAAACTCCACTTGGTCTAACGACTGCTTCGTCAACAGATCCCCAACCATTTTCACCCCAGTTTAAAGTACCCCAACCAGGTTGAACATAAGCGTCAACCGTTCCTACGGAAGTGGTTGCTGATACACCGGTAATGGAAACTGTTTCATCGGAGAGATCTCCCCAATTTGAATCACCCCAACTTTTGGCACCCCAACCTTGAGCGTAAACGTTAGTGTCGCCCCAGTCAGATTGACCCCAGGTTAATCTTCCCCATCCTGTAGCCATAAGGATTGCCTCCTTATGCTATCTGTATGATTGCTGTTGATGCGGCTGCTGCTGGAAATTCTACGGTAAACGTTCCACTAGTAACGGTTTTGTCTCCACCAAAATCAATAGCACAGACCGAAGCGTCACTTGAATGTGAATCATTAAAAATTAAACAACCTCTTGCAGTGAAAGAAGCAGATGTCCAACTAACATTATCAAAATCACAAACTGCTGTGTCACTATCCAGAGTAGGAGTTACACTTGTAAGTGCTTTTCCTTTTGCTGTGTAGCCACCAGTAGTCGCTAATTCTTCTGAAGTTGTATAAGCAGTTGTTGATTTATTTAAAGTCGCATCACTATCATACAATGCTAAGTTAAAAGTGTTTCCACTTGATGCAGTAAAATTATGTTCAGCCTCTAAAATTTCTTGTTTGAAACTGTTACAAATTGCTGATGTTATAGCCATATTTTTATTCCTTTTAAGGAGAAGGAGAATCGATTTTTATACGAATTGTTCCATCATCGTAGTCATCTCTTCGTCTTCTACCTACTTGTTCAATAGCGAACTTCTCTACCTCTTTATTATATCGTTGTTCGTAATATGTCAACATGTCTTGAGGGCCTTTTAAATACCCAAAAGCTTCCACTAAACAGGCATAAAGTAAGCCATTCGCAAAATTCCTGCTTAAATACGTTCCAGTAATATTATTAATTAAACTACCTGGGATAGCTACATAATTAACTTGAAACGTATATGTTTTATCAGGACATGGAGCAAACATAATTGTGCCAGATGTCGTATCTGAAAACCCGGTTGCCCCTCCAAACATTGCATAGTATTTAGGAATATCTCTTCCTGTTGCTACTGTAGACCCAGCTGATGCATATTGATTATATTCATTTAAAAAAGTTACATCTCTTTTTTCTAAATATTTTTTAGTATTAGGAGAAGTATCATCTTCCGTTACTTGAATTGATCTTACTGCCAAACATCCTGCAGGAGCATTAATATATTCTTGACCTATAACTAAAGATCCTGTTTGAGATTTTCTATCAGCATCTATATTAACATCTCTTAAAATCCTAGTTTCCGCATCTGTAATAAAACCATCAGTAATAGTTGCACTAAAAACATTTGTATCCGTAACTTCAGTATAGTTTTGAATAGCGGTTGTTAAAGTTGCATATGTAAAATTAGTTGCCATTAGCTTTGCGGTCCTATCGCTTTTAGTGTAACGGGTCCAGAAGAAACAGTATTTCCTCCAAACTGAACACCCCCTACTGTAGCAGTATCTGTACTAACGGTAAAGTGATAATAATTTGCTGGTGTTTGTAATAATTGAACCGTTGCTCCTGTGTTATGAGTTGCCGCTGTTGAACCAAAAGCTCCTCGTGTAATTCCTGTTAAATTATTTCCACTCGTTCCTGTGTAACTTAAAATTTCTGTATCTATTAAAACTCCCCATGTAGGTGTTCCGACTGGATTAGTTGCCGTAGGTTCAAACTGTCCAGTAGCAACTCCTGTAAACTGTGTCGCGCTTGCTAAAAGTACAGTTGTTGTACTGGCATCAATTGCTCCATTAAGAGTTGAAGTGTTAGCATAAAGTTTTCCAGGTGTAAGTGTATAGCCAGCAGCTAAACACATTTTAGCTCCTGTAATTCCATCAGCGTTTGGTATGTTAGCAAAACCAGGAACAGAACTACCAGAACCTTCAACAGGTCCATCATTATTAATCGTGTCTGCTGTCCCCGTACCCGGTGAAGTTGTTGGAGCTCCTCTAAATCTTACCGTGTCACCATAACTTCTTTGATGATCTAATTGATGAACATTTATAATTCCTGAAGCTGCTGCATAAGTTTGAAAAGGATTATATCCTAGCCAACGTAATGCATCTGGTGGGGGTTGTTGAACTCTAACTTTAGGAAGAGCTGTTGCATCTGCTTGATGTGGGTACGGATTTAATTGAGGCTGTTTCGATTCAAACTCAGAGTAATGAACAAATAAACCATTCCATTGAGTAACCATTTCATTCCATGGAAATGATTGTCCACTAATATCTGAAACTGCTAATGCGTATTTCCCTTGTGCGTATTTTGCCATAACTAAATATTAGGATAATAAGTCTTCGGTGTAATATAACTACTTGCCGAAGAACCATCCGATGCCTCCGCTCTGACTAGTTCATCTTCATATAACAATTTTAATTGTTGTGTTCTGTCCGCTGCATATTTTAAACTTAAATAATAGGCGAGACCCGCACACATTGCAGGAATATAGTTATAAGGCACATCTGCTGCATTAAAATAATCTCCTGCATCTTGAATTCTTTTTAAATACCAAAAGTGAATATAGTTTCCGGCTTGAGTAGAACTTGGAGTAATATATAAAGTGATAGTAACTTTATCTATAAATCTTTGAACCCAATATTCTGAAGGTTGTCCTTGTGCTAATCTATTAGTATTAGCCGCATAACTGGCTCTATCTATTTTTGTTAACGGAGTATCTGCTTGTGAAGTCGTTCCTCTGCTGGTTCTATAAGACATTTGAAGAATGTCTTCTGCTCCATAAATACTTTCTGCTCCTCCAGCATTGTTAACACCGGCGTCACTCGTGCCATCAGCACTAGATCGATACAAAGTATAAATAGCTTGAGCAGCCACTAATGTTATATTAGTTTCTGCTACTTCCCAAAAATGTAGTCCTCGATTAGACCATTCTTGAAAAAGAATATTTAAAGATCGTCTTGCCGTTTTTAACTGGTAACCAGCAACTCCTCGTATACCACATCTCTCATAAGCTTCTTCAATGATTTCATCAATTGAAAAATTCTTACCGAACGTTGCTGTTCCGGAAGTAGTATTCGCCATGCGTTACTCCTTCCTTATGTGAATGTTCCTGTAACTACTAAAAAATCACAACTTGATAACACTGCATACATTCCAGTACCACAATAAATTCCTTGGCCCGGTACATAGAAGTGAGTCCACTCACCATCTGCAGTCCCAAATTTTAATTCAGCCACTAATTTACTTGCTGTGGTAGCTCCTACGGTATCATAAATTTTTTACACTTGCATTCGCCGCACTAGCTTGTGCCGTAATCGCCATGATTCTGGCTTTAGTAATATCCGTTGCAGTTGTTCTCACATACTTTTGTAGCTGTGCTGTTGCCGCTACCGCAATGGTTTGTCGTACATCTGTTTGCATTTATTCTCCTAAATTCTGTGAGCTCCCGAAGGAGCTCACAATTATGAATCTTACGATTCTTTTAGCCCAAGTACCTTGAGCTTCAACTACTGTCCAATGGGCAGTAGAATTCATAGATGCTATTTTTACAAAATCCCCAACTTTTGATGTTGCTTTTGTATTAATTAAATCTTTATCGTCTGTTAAAGATCCTGCATACAAAATACCATCNCTAGCATTAGGACTAATAGTAAAAGTGTTAGCTCCATCAGCTGCAGTATTNACAAATGTAAATACATTTCCAATTGCAATTGCTGGNAGAGTGAACACNGTACCATCAGTTTTTGATGTAAAGGTTTGTCCTGAATCAGTAGTAATAACGACAGTGTAAGCAGATTCTTTTGGTGTAATATTATATCCAGTTACGCCTGCTTCGTTTTTCTTACCAACTAAAACGGGTCCTCTAAATAGTGTTTGTGCCATAATTAATCCTCCTAGTTTGCGAATCTAGTCTCTAGGCCGTCGACTATACTCGTCTAGATTCATTAAATAATTGTATAGTAATTTAGATATAACGCACTTTTTAGTAGAGTGCAAGCGATACTGTAACGTGGAGAGAACTTCCGGTGATGTAGCTTTTATTTAAGTGGCTACTGACACTTCAGGCCTTGAGCTAGCGATCTTAATTTTAAGATCTTCTAATCGAGCTTCTTCTAATTTGATCTGAGTAATGATCTCTTTAATTGAGTGATCAATTCTCGTCATTTCGAGAGTATATCTACCCTCTTTAAGATGCTCCTGCTCCCAACTTAACTCCAAGGACTTCTTTTGTTTGTATAGGTCCTCG